TTATCCCAGCGGTTATTTTTTAGGGGATGACCCCGGGGGGATACATAGCATCGACTTCATCTCTTCCGTGATCTCGATGCCCTGAACCCTCGCAGTTCTCTTGAGCAGCTCCCAGCCTTTAGCGGTCAGCTTGTGCGAGTCCCGGTCGTGAAGCTCGTTGTGCGTTGCCGTGCTAACCGAGATCAGATTCCACGGTGAGTATGTATATTCCGGGAAGAACTCTCGAGGGAAGATGTGATGGACTGTGTTTGCAGTGACGTTCTTGCCATAGCGACGCATGACCTGATCGAGATAATTGTCTCGCTTGAGGATCATCGACCGCAGATGTTCCCATCTCTTCGAGTTGAGTTCGCTCATATTTCCTCCCATAAATAAACCCGACGAGTGCCTTCGTCGGGTTAAGAGACAGAACCATGACCATTTGCCAAGTTCTGACAATAGCATCATATCACTAACTCAACTGCACGGATATGAAATGTTTTTACAAGGATGAGGATGACCACCTCACGGCATCTCCACTGATCTCGATTGTCTCGACGGTCTCATTTCCGACCTTGACCGAAACAGTGACTTTCTGCTTGGCTTGCTCGTACGCATCAGCCTTGCCTCTCTCGTATGCGTTCTTCCACAGTTCATATGAATACTTCTGCCAATCGTCTGCGGTCGGGGCATTGTCGATTATATCTTCAAAAACATAGGGCAAATATAGATCTTGAAAATCACAAGTTTTATCCAATTCCTTTTTCAACTCATCTGCGTCAATTAGTCTCATTCCTCATCGCTCCTCTCATCGCAAGGTAAGATTTTAGAAAAGCACTCATCGCATATAGACTTTGTGTTGTTCGGGGTAACGGAGATACAAATGCGTACCATTTCGCTTACATTAGACCTCTCTACGTTCCAATAAAAATTGTCTATAACCTTATCGCATATATCACAATGTAGTTTAATCATTCTTTCTCACCGCCTTTCTCATTTTTAATAGGAGCATACCCATAACAAACTGAATGATTAGCCATACTGATTCCTACATCGCTACGCTCGCAAGTGAACATATACCTACAAGTATCACACAGTGATTTATTATCGTTCATTGCATGACTATCAACCTTCTTTACTCCTTTATCCGTATATGTTTTATCCTCAACGCACTTTGGTATAGGCATTTTATGTTCTTCTTCAAGTTTGTCTATTCGCTTTAAATCACAATCATAAGGAATACCTGACATTGATTTAATCTCACATATGCCACAAGGTGTTAAAAATCTGCATTTACTCATTCTTCATCACTCCTTTCTTTGAGATAGGTTTCAATCGCACTTTCCCAGATCCCATTCCTATCAACTAATACCTCACAACGGTTATAATCTAATCCAGTTCTCTGTTCTTTGAGCCATTCGGAAAAATTATTAAGTGCGTCCTCATAGCCTTTCTTGTAGCCATTAGCATAGAACTCTTGTCCGTCTCGCAGTTCATTATAGTTTGTCATTTTTTCTCACCTCTCGAATACTCTCTTCTAAACTCTGAAAGTTTACCTGTGTCTATTTCACCATCTGCCCATTGTCTATAAGCAGCGTGTTCATAGTATACAAAGATATTCTGAATACATGCGTCAAGGTCAATAAAATTGTTATCATCTGGAATACTATTAAATGCAGACACAAACTGAAATTTTGGTCTGTTAGGATCATCAACGTCAATACCTTGCTTATATTCTCGTGGAGACAAATTCAAATCTCTAAATTTGTCTATCGGCATTAAGATATTTTCGATAAACTTGTATAAGTCTTTTAACTCTACTTCGTGATAAAAGAAGTCTGTTCCTATACTCTTACAGTTTGTCTTAAATCGCTTTATGATTTCGTCCACGATTTCATCAATAAATCTCGGCTTATGATAAGGTGCAAGTCCATATATCCAACCTGTAGCCACTCTGATAAACTCGTTTAACGATACACAAATAGTCATTATTCCTCTCCTTTCTTATATTGTTCGGGTAATGGTTGCCAAGCGATCACTTTTCCTGTTTTTATAGGGTGGTCGTATATATCTGACCAGCATTTAGTTGAATCGTAATACCAACCAAAGCCTACGACTCCATTATCCGTTTGCCAAATAACACACCCATCTTCAAAACCATAACAATGTCGATAATCCTCTTCTTTAGGCAATCTCTCACTAACAGGTATCCACTTGCCTGTCTGTCTTTCTTCTTCCTTGCCCTTCTCATATCCATCAAGATAAGCACCAATAACACCAATGGGTGTGTGCTCTCCATCTCTGCCGGATAATTCAGTGAATAATGCCATCTCATCTTTTAACATTCTTCATCACTCCTTTGTGTAGTAAATAAACTTTTCGAACTCTGTAAAACATTCATTACATAAATCAATCTTGTCTATGGTGTTATCCCACTCTTTCGTCTTAACTATGTTTCTTTCGTGAGGGGCTAAATTTTTGTTGCACCTATCGCACTTGTGAATCTTCATTCTTCTCTCCTTTCACATCTGCGTAAAATAAACATTCTGTATCTTTCCATAAGGTCTCCCGAAGCCGTGATATCCTCCAAGCTGAAATGCGAGCACGTTGCTCGGAAGCGACACTCCGTTCTGCATCACGTCCCTGACCGCTCTCACGCAGCTCTCCGACGGAACTGTCCTCGAGACCCTTGATGCAGGAGAAAAGACACCTCTCTGCCAGATGGTCTGACTTGCGGTCATCCCATACCGGATCATTCTGTTGAATATCACGGAAGCGATCGCCTTCTGGAGCTCGTATGAACCCGAGCCTGCCTCGAGATAGACGAGAGCTGCTATGTTCCTGATGTCGGTCTCGGTCAGCTCCAGTCCGAGTGCGTTCTTCGGTAATGCGTCGAACTTCTCTTCGAGTGCGTCCATATCTTCAAGGATATTCGTGAAGATGGAGTTAAGGTTCGTCAGCTCTGCCCGGTGGATGTCGAGTCTTGCCTCGATGATGGAGTTCTCGTGCTCCAGATCGGAGACCCTTGCCTCGAGTTCCGTCATCCTCTGCTCGGTCTGCTCTCTGTGGTCGGAGAGCTGGTCATCGTGATGACCGTAGACCTCCTCGAGCCTCTTCTCGAAGTTGGTCATCTTGGTGTCAGCTCCGATGACCACTATCGCAGTAAATAGCCAAGTGAAGATTAAAAGGCAGATGATGCTCGAGTCTCTCATTCGTCTTCGTCCTGCGGTTGCCATTCGATCTCACCTCGCTCAACGAGAACCTTTCTGGCATAGTCGATCACGTTGATCAGCTTGTGATCCTGCGTCTCGACTGTGATGCCGCTCTTCCATAAGAACCTGACGATCTTATCGTTATCAGTCATAAGACTCATCTCCTTCCTCCGAGTAAAGCTCCTTTACCACTGCCCTGTGCGTTCCCTCGAACCTTGACGGCTCCGGGAACATAGCTCTGATGAACTCTCCGACCTTGCCGTTCTTGAACGAGTCCTCGGTCGTAGATAAGTATTCCCAGCTCTCCTCCGGCAGTGACTCATTGTCATATATCTTCACGTCATCGAACGATCTGTAAGGGATGCGGTTATAGTTTCCGTAAATCGAGCGGAACATCGGATTGTTGAAGTTGCCCAGCGTGTTCTCGAGCATCTTCTTGTTGATCAGCATCGGCACATGGACTGCGAATGACATCGTGTCACACTTCTTGATGATAAGCTCCAGCCTTGCCTCGAGCAGTGATCTTGAGTAGTGAGTCGGTCTGCCGTATTTCCTCTCGATGTCGTTGATCTTCTTCTCGAGCGTTCCGTTCGAGTAGTTGATGAACTGACCTCTCTGCCGGTTGAGGATGAAGAAGTCGTCATTAAACAGGAAGAAGTCGTCGCTGATCTCGGGAGTCGCACATACGATCTCAAGGGAAGACCTGACCTTTGACCACTTCGACAGTCCTTCCTGCCGGTGAATGATGCGTCCGTCAGGGAAGAGTCCCGGAGGTTGAGCACCTACGAACCATACTTTTCGGTGAGGGAAGTTCTTCTCGACCGAACGCAGAGAATATATCAATTCGTCAGGGTCGAGACCTTCCTTCAATATATAAACGATGTCATTCCTCATTTTTGACTCCTTTCGGCAGATGTCTGTAGACTATCGGCAGTGCTTTTCCGTGAAGGTTAAAGACGTGTCTCATCGAGAAACAGTATTTATCGGCGATGGTCTTCCACTCCATGCACTCGATATAGCGGTCGGTCAGGAGCGACCAGAGTGTCGGATCGTCTACATAGCTGACCGCCTTCCTTATCTCTTTACACACCCGATGCTGCTCGAGTGTCAGTTCCTCGATCCTCGCATTCCTCTCGGCATAGTTGATCATCTTCATCTCCTGAAGGTTTCCGACCGCACCGCTGAAGGTCTGCTCGTACTGTGATATGTTCGCAAGCGGCTCGTTCTCCTGTCTCCTCTTGAGGTCAGCTATCTGACGGTTGAGGTTGAAGTTCCGGGAGAGCCACTTGACTGTGAGTTGCATTCTTGGGTCAGCCAAACGGATCACCTCCTCTCAGGCCGAGGAGCCAGTCAGCCGAGCATCCTGTTGCTGAGCAGAAGCGAGCCACCTTGAATGCACCCCACTGGTTATCGTCATAGAGATGGTGGTTTCCGGTTCCCATCCGCTTCTGGACCTCATCGAGATAGATGCCCTCATCGTGAAGATGGTTGAGCACGATGACCACTCTGTTATGAAATCCTTCAATCTTCTTTGTCGTCTTCATTCATCCCACCCCCATGGCGAATCTTCGAGCTCTTCCCAGTAGACCGTCGCTGAAGCCTTGTCCGCATAGACCTTGATGATTCTCTCGTCTACGACCTGAGCATCATCGTTCCAGAAGCCGAGCTTGGTCATCACGTCCTTGAACTCCTTGATGTAGTTATCGGTGTCAGGACGTGTCGGCTTGTACTTTCCCCACATAGATTTCTTCTTGATCTCCCAGGCGAAACAGACCACGAGTCTGATCGGTCTGCCGGAGGGCACCTTCGGGCGGTGAGGGAGAAGGGCATAGTAGAACTGTCTTGATGCAGCTTCCACGTTATCCTTCTGGTAATACTGCCCGGTGCGTCGGTTGTAACCTTTCTGCTGGGCGGTGCCTTTCGGCATACCATCCTCGAAGTAGATCGTGAATTGATCTTTCATTCCGTTCTCCTTTCTATCTGCTTGATGACCTGATCTCTGAACTGTGAGTCACCTGTGAGGTCATAGATGCAGGTGACCGCCGCCTTGAGCAGCTCGTCCCAGGGAGCCGTTGCCGTGTTCTTGGTAAGGTATACCCGGCAGACGGAAGAGTCCTCGATCCTCCGAGCGTTCTCCCTGAGCTGAGCGGTCCAGCGGTCATAGTTGTCTGTGTACTGTTTAATCGTTGGAATTTTCATTCGACTTCCTTTCCTCCCGAAGACGGTGTTGACACGATACGGGTCTTTTTAAGGCGGGCTGTTTACCGCCCTGAAAAAGTCCGTGTCGTAGGTGTTCGAAGAATACCTATATATATAAGCCGTCTTCGAGAATTTTCCGAACACGGGAATTTCCCGTATTCGAGCAATTTCATTTTTTCCTCCTGACGAGGCCTTTTTCGTACTCATAATCGTTCGGAAAAAGAGCCACATATTTCTTCAAAGTCTGATCTGATACTTCGCAAAGTTCGCAGCTATACATTTCCGAGAACTTCGCCACTCCATCCTTCTCAACGAAGTTGAAGCAGGCATCCACGATGTCCTTCTTGTCCTGGCTCGATCTCTGATTATTCGGAGACTGCATCCTGTTCGCTGCCGGTGATCCTTCGACCTCTGCGCCTTCCAGGATGTTTATTGAATCCAAAACGTGAAGAGGGAACTCAAAGAACAGGTTCGTCGGCTCAGGTGACCGGAACGAGCGGAGAACGACTTCCATCTGGAGCGGTGTCGGAGGGTCTTTCTCCAGATCGCCGCTCATCAGCTTGATGAGGTTCTTCTGATCGGGAGTGAGCACGAGTGTCGAGAAGTCTATGATGGCATCTGCGTCCCTTGAGAACACTCCTGATCCCGAACCTCTGTCCATCGCCTTCTTCGCTCCCTGCAAGCCTTTAGCGTGATGGTGAACATAGATCATCGACGCACCGGTCTCCTCCGCCATCTTGTCGAAGAGGGCACAGAACCTTGTGATCGCTTCACCATTATTCTCATCGCCGCCGTTGACCTTGTAGATCGGGTCAACGATGATGGCGACATAGTTCTGGTTCCTGCATCGTCTGATTATCTTCGGAGCGAGCTTTTCGAGCTTTTCCGCCTTTCCTCTGAGATTCCACCATTCAAAGTTAGTCTTTCCCTGTTCTGATGCCGGCATTCCGTAGGCTTTATAAATAGCCTTATATCGAGCTTCAAAGTCAGATTGCATTACTTCAAGGTTGATATAGAGAACCCTGCCTTGCATACATTTGTGACCAAGCCACGGCTTTCCTTCAGCTATGCACACTGCGAGATTCATTAAAAGACACGTCTTGCCTGACTTGGAGTCACCAGTGACGATCATCTTCGCACCCTTCTTGAGAATGCCCTCGATAACATCGGGCGGTTCAGGAGTCGGGTTCTCAAATATGTCGTTTGCAGTGTGGATTTCGGGGAGATCATCGTCGAACCCTTCAATGTAGTCCATCCACTCAAGCCACGAGGAGCATCCTGTGTTAGTCAGGATCAGACGCTGGATGTTGCCATTCCTCTCTGCTCCGGGAAGCCTTGAGAGCCTTCCTGCGTTCTTGTTGTTCTCGTCAACTATGAACTTATGCTTTGCGAGCCAGTCAAAAAGGAATGACACTCTCTGTGTGTACTCAGCTTCGTTTGATGCGTCAATCTTCACGATAGCGTGAACGGACTTTCCGCCTGACTCCACCAGAGCTGCGATCGGCAGCTTGAAGTTGACCAGCATCTTCTTCTGGGTCTCGATCTCGAGATCGTCGCTCTCAACCAGTGCGTGAGCAAACCTTGTGACGTCCTTGTTTGCAGCGCCTTCTGTCGGGTTTATCCTTATCCAGGCACCGGCCTGAGAGTTGATGGTCCCGAAAGCGTCCTCAAGGTTCTTCTTCTTCTTGAGCTTATTTATCAGAGTGGAGCACTTGAGAACGTGTCCGGCATCGGCAGGAACCCATTTTTGTTTATCCTCCTTGAAGGCAGCTGCGTGAACGAAGCTGACAGATTCATCCGGGCGGAAGAGGGTCTCGAGGTATCGGATCGCCATCTGATATGGTTCTTCATCTCTTGCCTCCGATGACATCACTTCGTCATAGTAGGCATCGAGTCCGTCATCCCAGTCGAGAGTGCCGGAGAGCTTATATCCGCCAAGAATCTGCGCAAGGTGTATAATGGTGCCGCCTGTTACACCGGAGCCGTTGAAGGTTTGCCACTTCTTTTCACACTCTCCGGGATTGTATCGGGCGGAGTCCCTGCTCGACCAGTCATCCCAGACCGAGCAGGGCATTCCTTCCGCCTTCAGTGCCATTCCGACATCAGTCCACTGCTGATAATCGCAGTCACAAGGATTCAACGCATTGAGAGCATCTAAGATATTCTGTGCGTTATCCATCGTTCATCCCTCAGAGCTCAAAAGGCATGTCACCGTCATCATCGGGCTTCTTCTTTGCAGTTGCCGCAATTCCCACGACATACTTGTCGACCTTGACACGAGGCTCGTCATTGTAGAGCTCGTGCTTGATCTTTACACGGCCGTGAGCACCGAGGACCTTCTCCCAGGGCATCCTTGCGAGGTCCTTGCCCTTCTCCTTCAGACCAAGGCTCTCAAAGAATGTGGCGAGCTTCCAAGCCATATTCGACGTGAGCACGAGGTAGTCATAGACACGGAAAGACTGACCGTCACAGTCCAGCTTGAGGTTTACCTTCGCCATGGGCTTGTTGCTCTTGGAATAGGTCTTCTCAAACTCGACGACCTCAAAGTTATATTCGCCAACTGGCGGCAGGTTGATCGCTGCTGCTTCTTCCTCAACTGAGAGACCTGAGTCCCAGTCCATCTCCATCTCTTCTGATACGTTCTTCTTCTTGTCTTCTTTAGCCATTGTTCTTTACCTCCTTGGCATATTCGAGTGCTTTTTTGTAGTCTTTGTTGGTGCTTTCCTTGTTAAGTCCGCAAGCCGTGATGATCTCCATCTGGTCAAGGCCGTTCTCTGCGATGAATGCCTTCAGCTCTGCACGATAGTCAGGTTCCTTGTTCTTCTTCCTGATGCCTTCTTCCCATCCGATCGGCATATCGAAGAGGTGCTTGATGGGCTCGAAACTCATATCCATCTGATCCGGCAGACCATAGCGGTTCTTGGCATCCCAGCAGGGATGGTGTGACGCATACATCACACGCTTGCCGCCTGTTGCCTTCTTGCTCTTGGTGTTCGCATCTGTGAGGACGGAAGTCTTGTAGTTGCAGAAGAGGACGATGTCCGCCCATTCCTTCAGGAGTGGTGAGCACTGCTTTGAGAGCTTCATCTCCCAGCGGTCATAAGCTCCCATCTCGTCAGGCTGCTCAAACTTACGCATCATAGCGTGAGCTGTGAAGACCACGTTGACGCCACGGTCCACGAGATCGTTGCACTTCTTGAGAAGCCTTGCGAACTCCTCCTTGAGATATGTGTAACCCTTGCCATATCCGACATCCTCAATGCCGGACACCTTGAGCCTCTTGCAGACCTCTCTTGAGCAGAGCTGCTCTGCCCAGTCTGCGGTGTCGATGACGAGAGTCTTGCAAGGTGTGTTAACGATGCAATCGTCGATCTCGTCAAGAATGTTGAACCACTCGGTAGGTGTCGGGTATCTCACGACGTCGAGCTCCTTGGTGGAACCCTCGGTGTCGATGAAGACGGTGCCGGGGAACTTGGAAGCCAGTGTCGACTTGCCGATTCCCTCAGGACCATAGATGACGACCTTCTTTGCGGTCTCGATCTTTCCACTTGTCAGTGTGAAGTTCATGTTGTCTGTCTCCTCCTTTATGATTTTTAGTAGTTTGTAGAATTGGTCTGAATTATGCTGAATTTTATTTTTGTTCACCTGATTCTGATTCCTTCTGTTCTTTCAAGCCTTGCAAAACTGAGCTCCACTCCTGCCTTGAGGTCTTCCTTGACCTTCGCCTTGTCGATCTCGGGTTCCTTCATCCTGATGTAGTCAGCAGGGATCGAGCTGATGTCCTCGGTCTCCAGAACGACCTTTTCGGGGTTAGCCTGAAGTGAGATGGTGAAGAGGTTCCCCTTGACCTTCTTCTCTCCGGCTGCGTTCATCGCCCACTGCATAGCTGCTTTTGCTCTCTCGATGGTGTTCTCCATCGTCTTGCGCCTTGCAGCAAGCCTCTTTTCTTCTTCCTTCAAGCCTGCGATGTCTGCTTCAAGGTTCTTGATGAACTTGCAGTAGTTTTCCAGCTTGATGTTCAGTTCTTCCTGGGAGTTCTCCATCGCATCAATGAGAGTGTCATCGTCGAGTTCTCCCTGATCCATCAGGTCCCAGAGCATCTGGATTCCTGATGTCAATTCATAAATGTTAGCCATGTCTGCCTCCTTTTTTGTTTAGTCTCTTGGTCCATAGTAGCGAGGGTCTTCGGGATCGTAGTTCTCTTCTATCCATACCGAACAGTCGCCACACTTGTCTCTGTTGCAGGGCAGTTCCGGATAGAACATGCACTTGCCGTCTTGTGCTGCCATTACTTCCTCCTTCCTCTGTAAGTCGAGTCGAGCTGATGCGGCTTGTAAGCCACATATCGAAGATGTGACTCGTTGACTTTTGCCTGTTGTTTTTGACAATTTCGTTGAAGTTTTTGCAGTTTTTTGACAAATTCGAGCATAATTTTTCAAAAATCCCCGAACTTGATCTCTTCGCCGTCGTCGTGAGCCATCAGAGCCGACCAGAGCGATTCGTTCAGTTCCTTCTCTGCTCTGTACTTCTTCTCCATCTCTCTAAGCTCTGCGGCTTGCTGGAAGTAAGCGAATGTCATGTAGGTGATCCCTGCGAGGACTACGAGTCCTCCGATTGCAAATAAAATGTTCATGTTCTGTCTCTCCTTGTGTAGTAGTCGTAATTGCTCGCCTTGTAGTAGAATGTCGACACCGGCATTCCGATGAGGTGTGCTGCCTGGATTCCGGTGATCTCTTTGTCTTTGACCTTCTTGACGAATTCTTCGAAGTTCTCAGGGATCAGTCGTTCAGGTCTTCCGAACTTGATGCCTTTAGCCTTTGCGATGGCGATCCCTTCCGCCTGTCTCTTCCTGATGTTCTCTCGCTCTGTCTCTGCGACAAATGAGAGAATCTGGAGCACCAAGTCCGAGATGAATCTGCCGACCAGTCCGTTCTCGCCTGATGTCCTCGTGTCGAGTAGCGGCATATCCAGCACGACGATGTCAGCTCCGATCTTCTTGGTGATGTCGCTCCATTCCTGGATGATCTCGTCGTAGTTCCTGCCGAATCGGTCAAGGGAGTGGATGAAGAGAACGTCGCCAGCCTTGAGCTTCTTCTTCATAGCCTTGTATCCGTCACGCTCGAAGTCCTTGCCTGACTGCTTGTCGGTGAATATCCTGCCGTCACCGATCGCCGCCTTGATGGAGACTATCTGCCGGTCAAGAATCTGCTCAGCCGATGACACTCTGCAGTAGCCATAGTTCATTGTTCAGTCTCCTTTAGTTGAATACTGTCTCGTCGTAACCTTCTCCCAGATCGTTCAGGATCATCCGTTTCTCCAGTGGTGTGAACTCTCTCTTCTTCAGCAACCTATCGAGGACGTAGTCTCTCGATCTGTTTATGACTCTGCCGAGAGCTTCAGCCGTTGGATAGCACTCACGAAGCCTGTTCATTCCGGGAACTCGGCAGCCTCTCATGATGACTCCTTTGTGGATAATTTTTCGTCACCACGGTCAAAAAAAATATCCATAAACTCTTCATCAGTCAGGTGCAAATGCTCTCTCAATAACATCAGATCGCCCTGCGTGAAGTTCGCCTTGCCGTTTACCTTATTAGTAAGTGCTTGCCTTGTAGCACCCATAGCTCGGGACAATGCGGATATGTTGACGAACTTGTCTTTGAGATACATCTGCAGTTTCTCGTTTGCCATTCTGTTTTACCTCCTTTGCTTTGTTTGTGGAAAATCTATCCACAACTCAACGATATACTTTTGTGGAAAATCTGTCAACTATAAATTGCGTTTTGTAGATTTTTGTCATACAAGTGTTATAATGTCGGTAGGAGGTGCTTTATGAATAAGGAAGAAGCAAAGAAGATATTCGGTCAGAATCTTCAGAGATTGAGAACCGCAAAAGGGATGTCACAGGACGAACTTGCGAAGGCTCTGGGGTATACAAACCGCTCCTCAATCAATAAGATTGAAGTAGGCAAGAGCGATATGCCGAGAATGAAGATCGAGCAGGCTGCTCATGTTCTCGGTGTCAGTCCGTTGGAGCTTTTCAAGAACAGTCCACTGGAGAATGATGTAGTCATTGATTCCGAGATCGATGAGCAGCTCCGTCTGATTGAGGACCAGTTCGGGCAGCTCAATGACACAAACAAGATGAAACTTTCAGTATACTTGCAGGCTCTTATTGACAGTCAGGAAGGGAACGAATGATTCACTTTTTACCTCAACCTAAATGGAATAAAGAACAAAAAAGATGGATTCTCCGCATTCAGGTCAACGGTCACAGGAAGGCTTTCACGTCTTCCGTCCCGAAAACCGAAGGGAAGAATATCGTCAAGAAGGCTGCCGAGAAGTGGCTGGAGTCCATCGATACGAACAGTAATGTCACGTTTGAGGTCGCTTTCCGCAGATGGCTTGACGATTACCACGCACGATATGGTGACACCCAGCAGGCTCGGCAGAATGAAGTCATAGGCACTCTGCATCTGATCCCGGCACTGGGTTCAATAAAGATGTGTGACCTCCGCATCGAAGACTATCAGTCAGCGATCAGTGATGCGAAGCCTGCCACTAAGAAGAGGAAAGACGGAACGTCATACACTCTCACAGATCAGCTTTCCAAGAAATACCTCAAGAAGATTAAAGGAACTATCGTCTGCTTCCACAAGTGGGCGATCTCGCACAAGTACACTGACCTCATTATTGACGATGCTCTGTATGTTCCTGTCAATGCCCCGGTCGGTGAGAAGGAAATCCTCCAGCTCGACGAGGTGGAGAAGCTCTTCAAGAATCCGCAGGGTCTTCACTATGAGCGAGCACTCCAGTTCGAAGTCCTGACTGGTCTCCGTCCGGGCGAGGTCATCGGGTTAAGGATCGAGGACTTCGACACCATCACCGGCATCCTCCACATAAGACGTTCCATCACTGATGCAAACAAGATCACTGATGGAAAGAATAAGAATGCTCGTCGTGACATCTATCTGCCTGCAATAGTCCGTCAGATCGTCGAGGAGCAGATTGAGGAGAGCCACCGACTGAATTCGGACTGGCTCTTCTGTCATCCGTCAGGTATGCACGGAACGCAGAAGGGTCTGAATAAGGACTGGAAGCGTCTCACAGCCCTCCTCGGCATCAATCCGAATACTTCTCCGTATTCTTTGAGACACACCTTCTACACGCACACAGAGGCGGCAGGAGTGATCTCTGAACGAATGGTCAAGATGATCTTCGGTCATAGTGAGAAGACAGACTCACACGCACTTTACGGAAATCACGCAATAGACGGAGAGCTCAAAGAAATTGCTGACAAGTTAGCAATAACGCCTATATATCAGGCGGCTAATAACTGATAGAATAGATAGGATAGCTTTATCCGTTAAGCTTAATCATCCGTCTGAAAGAGTCGATCACAGGAGTCGGCTCTTTTTCTTTGCTTCGCCAAAAGTGGCACAAAAGTGGCACACGGTTTAAACAAAAATGCCCGCAAACGTAGTGTTTACGGGCGTTTTACTTGGAGCCGATTGTGGGACTCGAACCCACACCCCTGAAAGGCTCGAGCCACGCAAGAGCCTTATTTTACAAGGCTTTCCGGCTTTCGAGCCTTTACCTAAAAGATGCGAATTTGCCACTTTTTTTGCCAAAAGTGGCACAAAAGTGGCACAAGGTTCAGAGCATTAGAAAGGTCTCTTCGTCGATGTATGTCCACCTGACTATTGCGAGCTTGTTGGAGGGATAGCGATCCTCAACATCGAATGCTCCATCCAGCTTCATAGCATCGAACTGACTCATCTCTTCGTCATAGTCGAATGTGTCGACACCCTGATCGGCTGCTCTATGCTTCGCCATCTCAAGGAGCTGCTCGGGAGTGTAGTCCTCGAAGCTTCCAGAGTATTTGACCTCGGCTGAGTAATGATTGACGATGACCTTATGCTCCTTCAGGAGCTTGATCTCTCTGGCGATCATCCGCTTGATCTTGGAGCTGACGACCGGCTGGATGTCCAGCCAGTCGATTAAGTCCTGTTCTGTCTCTGTGTTGAATCTGATGTTGACCATCCTACACTTCTCTTGATAGTTAGCTTGTGCTTTTTTTAATGAATCGTTCATAGTGTGCCTCCTTTAATTAGTGGTTGATGTCAAATGCCTGTGCTGCTGCTTCGTAGCTTTCGAATCTCTCTGCTGCTTCCAAGTTCTCGATGACACTCTTGGGAATCCAGATCGTCTTCTTAATTGCTCTGTCATTAAATGTTCCTACGAGGCACATTGCATAGACTGCTTTCTCTGATTCCTTTACTATGCCAAAAATCGAAAAGATATATGTTGAGCCAACTGTGGGGATAGTTCCTTCCTTAACGAGCTTCTTCTCAAACCACTCTTTTACTATTGCCTTTGTCATTGTTCTGTCCTCCTTCTTTGTTTGTACTTATAGTATATACTATACCGTGTATATAGTCAATACTATATTGAAAAAAAGGCATAAAAAAAACACCTCCCCGGCAGTCTGGGGAGGTATGAATGACAGTTTAAGCTTTTCAGGTATAGATTTGTGTGTTTTCGATGGAGGTCAACACATTATAGCAGAACGAGCCTGTGGACTGCCGCTCGATCGTGTCAGTGCAATAGGTGATTCCAGGTCTCTTCTCCGACCCATCCGTCTACCTTGATGCCAGAACCTCGCTGGAAGTTCTTCATCGCATAGACGGAGTTCTTGCCATAGTTACCGTCGACGGCGATCAGCTTGCCGTCCTCTCCCTTATAGTTGAGAGAGCGGAGGATTCTCTGTGCCGTTCTGACATCACCGCCTGCGGATTTGAGCGGTTCTAATACTTGCATCTCGATCATTACTGTGTCTCCTTTCGGTGTTGGTGTAGGTGCCGGAGTCGGCTGCGGATGGTAGGAAAGATTCTTGTTGAGATCGACCGTTGTGCCGATTCCGTCGATGCGTCCCTTCTCGGAATACTGCCAGATGCAGCAGCCGGAAGGCTGACTTGAACCCCATTTTGCAATCCACCAGTAGTCTGCACGGACTCCTTTCAGATATGAACTTCTCCATCCGCTTGAGCAGTATATCCCGGCATTGAAGCCGCCCTCATTGATTGCCTTGCAGAATCCTGATATGACATTCTTGCTATAGATGCCTGTTCCCGGTTCTTCCACGTCGATGAAGACGGGAAAGTAGAGCTTTCCCTTATATGCCTCGATAGCATCGAGTGTGTTCTTTGCTTCAGTTCTTCCGTCGGTCTCGGTCTTGGCTTTAGAATAGGTGTAGACACCGACCCTGATCCCTGCGGCAATAGCTCCGTCGATGTTGGTCTTGAACATCTTGTCAATGCCGGTCTTTCCGACACCGCATCTGATGATAGCCTCGTCGACTCCTGCCGCTTTGACCTTTTTCCAGTCAATTGAACCTTGATATTTTGAAACGTCAATCAGCATCTCTGTTCTCCTTTCTCTGTATCTCGTCAATCCTATGGTGAGCAGACTTGACGGAGTTCTCGACGAGAACGACCCTCTCTCGGAGGGTCTGAACATCGTCTTTAATATCCTTCGTGTCGTGCCTTAACTCGTCGACTCCGTTCTTGATGTGATTCAGGTCGGACTTGAGTTCGCCTTTCCATTCACCGACATCGAGCGAGTCCTTCCTTCTCGTGAACCAGAACGTCAGGAATGCGATCCCGACGGAGAAGACCGTCAGGATCGAACCGATTATCGCAATAATAACAGATGTGGTCATGTCACTCCTCCGTTTCCGGCAGACCTGTCACGATGGATGTGAGCACCGAGAGGATAGCCGCAAGGAGCGAAGCTGAACCGACCACGAGCCAGTTGACCTGCTCGATCAGTGCGGTCGTTCCGATGGTAGAGATCGCCACCTGACAAAAAGTCCTCAAGGCTCTGATTCCTGCCGACTTCCAAAAAAATGCCGATGTGATGTCATGCTTTACTCGTTCCATAGTCTTGTCCTCCTTTACTCTTCGGATGCCTCTGTAATGCTATATGTTATCTTCATCGTCTGCGTAGCTGTCTTAGTAACAGGATTATCAAGGTTCTTAATTGTTGACAGGAAGAGCTTGCTCATTGCGTTAGAATATCCTCCACCGTTATACCAATCTGACTGATTGTTAGAACAAGATCCTATTGTTCTTACAAGGTCATTGTTGAACTTCATCATTCCAGTACCTGTTCCGTTATAGTAATTCTCGACAATGTAATCACTTGAATTAGTAGCCGCATTCGGGTTGCTTGCCTTTGAACTTGCACAACGATGGGCAGTATTACCCTCTATAATGTAATAAGAACCATACTGCGATGTAGATACGTGGCAATAATGTCCAAAACAAGCAAAGCCGCCAGTATGTGCTATCGCAGTATCGTCATCCTGCCTATCAATAGCAATAACATCAACACAACTTGGATAACTGACCTTATAGAACTTACTATTAGAACCAAGGAAATAGACATAACCATCTGCATCTATATCTGTAAAGTTTCCTGCTGGGTAGTCAAAAGCAGAAGTCAATGATGCACCTGCAACTGTCAATGTGTCGCTTGATGTAGTCCAACCTGTAGTATCAATGATCGTTCTTGTAATAGTCGTTCCAGACGCATAAAGGAAATGAATGTTGCCTTGATAGTAAAGGATATAGCATTTCATTGCATTAGTTATAGAGAACGTATGGTCTTCGTAATCAAGAGGTGCAACCTTCGTATTTACTGGATTCTGATTCAAACCAATATCTTGAATTACTCCATAATCCTTCAACTCTCTGATAGTCACAGAACCGCTCGCAACCAAAAATGCAAAGGCTCTTCCATTTGTTGCGTCAAAAAGACTTGGGCATCTTTGGCAATTTCTGCCAAGATTTTCTGCATTTTTGTACCACATATCAAGCCTTGTAAATGGGAAAAAGTTAGTCCCACCGTTCAACCACCAATCTCCTAAATCAGCAGGACATAAACCCAACGCTGATATAGTTCCATTGCCCTGCGTTGATGCGAACTCCCAGACGTGCTTGTAGCCGTTTGTGATAACGCCACTCTCAACGTCATTAGGCAGTCCTCGAGTAGTGTCAGCACTTGCACTGCTATATGTGGTCTGACCTGCGTGTGCTACTACAGGATTTACAGACGTTTTTGGCAAATGGTAGTTATCCGCATCCTCAACCAGTGTATTTGCAAAGCAAAGAATACCACCAAACAGTTTAGTGCTTAAAGGCATAATGCTTGAATAGTCCGTCAGTCCAAGATTGTTGGCTGCGAAAATATCACGCACCGCATTTGTAACAAGGTTCTCTGATTCAACTTTCCTGTCAAGTCTGCCCGTCTCTGCATCAAACAGCTCGATACTAAACTTTCCTTTAAGTTTAGGCAACTTAATACTGTTAGTATTTGCCTTGATAATGCTATCTTTTGCCTTGATCTCTGTGTTTTTCTTCATATGTTTACTCCTTTCTTATCTGATTACGTTGTAGAACTTGACCTCGACATCCCCCGTGTCTGCCCACACATTATTCTGCCCAAGCAACTGCTCAATCTGCGTAGGTGTCAACTGAATGGTCGTAGGTGTTGCAAGTTCATAAACTAACTGCACTCCGTTAAGGTCTGCTTTAGCGTCATTAACCGAAGTCCAACTACTATCGGGGTTTGCAACAAACAATCGCCCAGCCGTATCAACACCCACACCCGCATAGTTCCACGGTGGATTACCTATCTCGTTTCGTGAAACAGCCTTATAAGAAGAACAGATAAGATTAGCCTTGGCTGTTGCTTGTGACGGTGTAGGTGTATCAGGAAAACTCATATAGACCATTTTTTGATAAAATGATGTCCATGCAAGTTGTCCCATATCAGCATACCTATGTGTTACTGTCAACTCACCCGTTGTCACATTGAGATAACAACCATAGTATGTGTCGCCTAACTGTATGGTGTATGTGTTGCCTGTGAACGGAATGTACTCTGACGCACTCCCCTCAACTAAACATCTGTGATATGTTTCATAAGCCGTGGGAGTAACATTCGCCAAATAATTAAACTGTTCCGAATAAACTAAATATTTAGCCGTTGCAGGTGTCGTAAATGTAAATGTAGGTACTGCTAACGATGTTGCTATGTTTCGGCTTATAAAAGATTTGTTCTCATCATAATAAGCCACATCAATAAAAGAGTAATAATTATCCGTTATTTTCCTATCTGTAATTGCGGTATATAAAGTGTTAGCCTTGCAAGGAATGAGCCCAGTTGCAAGCCTATCAGTAGCCTCATTATGAGTTCCATCAGGGTTTATCGTGTAATTACCGTAAACGGGAGAATTCGGATTGAGGATATTTTGTGCATAAAGCCACACATTACACTCGCTTGCACCGATTATCGGTCTGATGTTGTCAGGAGACGGGTCGCCACTTCCGCTTTGCTTTGCCTCGATATAGGCAATCATTTCGGGAATGTTAAGTCCTGTCACGTTGCCGTTATATGATGCAATCGGAGACTTCGCCACCTGCACCTGCTCAACAGTGTGATTCTTGACGTAAAGTCCTGTTCTAAATAGAGCCATTAGAATATCACCACCTTTACTGTTTTATCTTCGGTCTGCTCTTCAAACGTGAGAACGACCTGACCTGTGCTGACCGTCACGGACAGGGGAGAGATGTCGCCATAGAAGTCGAACATACTGCTCGACGTGATGTGACTGTTCGATAAGGTTAGCGAGGTCTGACCAGCTTCGAGAGTTCCTTCGAGCATTACTCCCAGAGTGTCAGCCACTTCGTTGATCGCACCGACAGGCTTCTTGTCCGTCGTGTCAAGCTCCTGCGTGTATGCGAATGAGTTGAACAGTTTGCTTGCTACCTCGGATGCAAGATGACTCTGAGTTACATATGAACCATCTACTTCATCAGCAGTTACAAAGACAGAATTAGGCGTAAGATGCCCATCTGAAAGTTCTGATATTTTAAAATCACCTTCTGCCATTATGTCGCCACCGCCTCTCCAAGTCTCAAATAAAAGTAGCAGTTAGAGTGTGAGCCAGTCCACGATGCGACGATTTCCGCGACATCACCGTTGTTCAGAGACAGGTCGAAGTCGAACGGCGTCTCCGAACCCCTTATTAGGTTAACCCTCTCACCCTGCTGGACTCCGTTCTTCGTGCAATAGAGAAGACCTTCGTTTGAGCCTGTGTCCGTGACGCAAGTCCCAGACCAAGAGAGAAGACACTTTTCAGTTGCCGTGAATGTGTATAGTGTCCTCGGCACTGTGTTGACTCCATTTGTGTCGACTCGCTTATATTCGCTCACGATGGAAGTCGCACCGCTTGAACCGCCGTGCTCTCCCTTGATATTGACCGCCACGTCCATATCGGCTGTCTGTGCCTCGAACGTGAGAGTCACACTTCCGGCTGATACCGTGACCGCAGTCGGACTCACTCCGTAGATGCTCGTGTATATATCGAGCAGACTGTCAGCCGTGATCCTGTTGTCCGAAATGGTCAGAGAGGTCTGTCCGGCAGTGAGTGTCCCTGATGCAGTCGCATAGTCGCCTATTGCGTTCAGTTCATTTATAGAGCCGAAGATGGTCTTGTCTCCTGTCTCCAGTGCGTTGAACTCAAATTCGCCACACATACCGTTTGTGAGACCTGATGCCGAGTGCTTTCCGCTCGCATATCCTGTCCCGGCATTCACGTCGGCTGCTACAAAAAGACTCCCTTCCGTTAGTGTTCCGTTCGGGAACTCGGTTATTGATCTGTTCTCTGAAGCCATTATTCATCATTCCCTTCTGTAGTGATGTAGTAGTGATCGGTCTCGTCAACGATGTTATAGTTGCCGTCTTCAGAGACGAGCCTGAAGACGATGTTTCTCAATACAATGGAGAGGTCATCATCATCCACGGTCTTGTTCTCCAGAGCTTCGATGTTCTCCGTCGGACTCTCATCCGTTGCCGTGATCTCTGTCGGGTTCACGAACTCGATGCTCGGTGTATCATCAGTAAGAGCCACGACAGACAGAGACTTGATGTCATAGAGACCTGTCTCGTCGCTGACGTTGATCTCGCCGTCCCAGACTTCAGAACCGACAAGAGCCTGACCTCGGAGGATCATCGTTGCATCGTCAATAGCGATCTCCGCAGTTCCCGAGCCGATGACCATCTTCGCCATGAAGGTGTGACTGGTCGTCGTGTCGACGTTCGGGAGGAAATAGCCGTAGTGAATAGTGTGATAACCGTCCTCGTTCCACGTCTCAATAGGCTGATAGCCGATGAGCTGACCGTCATAGTAATACTTGACGAGAGCCGTGATCGGAAGCTCGTGTTCCTGATACCAATAGCCGATCTGAACCTCTTCGGTGATGATCTCCCCGGTTTCAGGGTCTTCAACTTCCTGCTCGTCATAGACAGGGACTTGCTCCTGCTCGGACACGTTCTCCGTGTTCAGCTTGACCTCGAGCCAGATGTCGACATCGGTCTCCTTCTTTGCCGCAAACTTGATTGATGCGACTGTGGTCTCGATGTTATTGCCGAGTTCTATCTCCTCGATGTTCTTGAACTGATAGTAGGTGATCTCGCCACTCTCGACCTTGGATAAAAGACCCTGAAGGTTCTTGTCCGTCTTGGATGATCCTGATGCGAGCCTCGGGTCTGCTCCATAGCCTGTGTAGTTCGTCGTGTTCTTGAACTTCCAGTCGTAAGCCATGACACCACACGTCAGCTCTTCTGACCCTGCGACTCCGTCAGTGCAGGTCACAAGGTCTCCGAGATCATAAACAAGGCACGAGAGTGTCGAACTCTTGAACGGAGTCCATGTGATAGAGTGAGCGACCTCTGCGACCGCCTGTCTCTGTGCGTCCCTTATCTCGGGGAGTCCGAACTGTAAGAACGGATTCTGACCGAGGTTTATGACAGAGCCTTCTCCTGTCGATCCTTCTGCCGAATAGACGGTAAGTGTCTGGTCGTCAATGTTGACGATGGAGATGCCGTCATAGAGTGTCTCGTAGTCAGAGAACACACTGCCGGTAATTCTCTCTTTGTCCGTCCATTCGTCGACGATCTCCGAGTCAGCGAAGGAACGGATCACGATTGAACCGTCCCTCTCTGCCGTGACGAAGCCACCGACGGATTGAGCCACCCAGCTCATTAAATCTCGCCATGTCTTGATGTTGTTCTCGGCATAGAGTCCGAGCAGCTGATCACCGTTCGGGAGTTCACGACATTCAGCCTGTGTCATTCCGAACGTGAGACCGCACTGTGTGCAGGCATAAGATGCGAAGTCGTAAACCTCGCCGCTCTGCGTCTGGATGTTAGTGAACGACTTCTCGAGCTTCTCGACGTAGTCATTCGCCACGATGTTGACACCCATGTCCGTCCACTCTGCTGATGCGATCTCGAATAAGCCGACAGGAATCCATTCCGTGTCTGTCTGTTCTGTTTCCTCGTCGTATATCTCGACACCCCAGAACAGAGTTATCGTCTTGCCGCCCCATGACCCTCTCGGGATTGCAACATTGATGAATGTTGCTTGGAGCTGACCGATATATGCAGAACCGAAGGTCACGTCCGACGTGTCAGAGCATCTGTTCGAGATGCTCATTGATAGCACGTTCGAGTCGGTAAACAGAGCCGAGCCGATAGTCCCTCGGACGTGCTCGACCCTTGTGTGCTTTTTCAGTTCTGCTAAAAATGCATTTGATACTTCATACATCTTCAGAACTCCTCAAACCTTAAAGGGACTACCCAGAGTCCCTGCGTATTCTCAACAAGCTCCGAGCCTGCGACCATAGAGACCTCGCCATTCAGACGAAGCCTTCCACTGTATGAGACACCGTCCACCTCGCAGGTGCATTCATTCGCTTTGCACTTGCCGAGGAGTGTGTCCCTCATTCCTGATGTGCAGTTGAACGTGCCGCCCCATGATGCACGGTTCAGCCTTTTCACGTTCGCCATCTGCTCTCCTGCCTCGTTTGAGAAGACGTTCTCGTCCGGGTTAAGAGCGAAAGTGAACGAACCGCTCACAGGGTTCGGCATCCTCACGTTGTCAATCTTCAAAAACTTATCTAACATTAGACACCTCCTGATCTGAATGCTTCCATCTGTTGAGCGGAAAGGACTGCGGTCGCCAGTGTAGTCGTGCCGACCTGAACATTGATGATGTATGTTCCCTTGTTGCCGAGACCGCCTATCTGATTAGATATTCCGCTCAATACACTCGAATAGTCGGGATATTCGTTTACTCCTGCGATGACCCCTGCCGTCTGTGTGACTGCCGCCTCAAGTGTAGGCAGCTCCGAGGTCATACCTTTTGCGAAGAGGTCGATCATATCGGGCATAAATGTGTGTGCGTTCTTCAAAGGTCCGATGTCAGGCTCGGAGAAGTGGAGGTAAGATGCGATAGTCGATGCGACTGAACGGACTCCGTCAACGAGCCTCGGGATCGCATTCGTGATACCTCTGACAAGTGAATAGATGAAATCCTTGCCCCACTGGATCGCCTTGAGCGGAAGTTCCTGCTGGAGTCTGACGAAAGCTCCGATGATTGCCGGCAATATGTCAAAAATAATGACATTGAGCAGTTCGGGGAGATATTCGACGAGACCCGAAGCCAGAGCCACGATGAGGTCTTCTGCCGCAAGGATGATCTCGTCAAGATGGTCGCCAAGTGTGACGCAGACCTGCTTGATGATCTCGATCGCCACCGGGATCAGCTTCCCGATATTACCCGTCAGACCGTTGACCACGGCTAATATAATGTGGATTGCTGCATTCATCAGCCGCTCGATATTCTCACCCGAGAGAAGTGTTTCGACGAGAGTCAGGATTGCGGAGACCGCAGGCTCGATCAGCAAGTCGATAGCATCTAACAGACCGACCACGAGTGCGTTCAGAATACTGACCGCAGAAGTGAGGAGCTGCTCTATATTCTCGGGAGATAACAGAGCATTCGCCAGTGTCATAATGAGAGACAGAGCCGTGTCGAGGATGACCGGGAGATTGTTGATGATGCCCTGACCTATGGTCGAGAGTATGCTCATTCCGGCAGTGAGGAGGGAAGGGAGGAGTGTGTCGATCGTTTGAAGGATAGTCGGGATCATACCCTCAAAAACAGAGACCACGTTCTCGATTCCGCTCTCGATCTGTTCCTCCGAGCCGTCGACTCCTGCCGCCATTCCTGCGATGCCGTTGACGACATCCGTGAGACCAGGAAGGAACTGACCGACCATTCGGTTCTTCAAGCCGTTCAGTGACTTATCCATTCTCGTGAGTGCGTCATTGTATTCCGCAGAGGCATTGACCATATCACCCGACATTACTGTTCCGTAGTCTTCAGCCTCTTGAAGTAAGCCTTGCAGAGCTTCCTCGCTCTCGTTGAGCATAGGGATCATATTCTGACCCGAGCGACCGAAGAAGTCCGTCGCAAGAGCCGCACGTCTTGCCTCATCGTCTATGTTCTGGAGACCACTGACGACCATAGCGAAGACATCCTCTCGGGATGCACCCGAGAGATCGTCCATCGTGATACCGAGTGATGCGAACTTGTCGATTGCCGACTGTGTGCCATTCCTCGCATCGTCGAGAGAGTTAGTCAGGGTCTTGATGCCTGCTTCGCTCTCCGACATTGATGTGCCGCACATCTCCATCGCATAGTTCCATCGCTGGAATGAGTCAGTCGAGAAGCCGACCCTCTGTGAAGCCTTGTCGACTTCGTCTCCGTAAGCGGAGACATCTCCTGCCGCATCTATGAGAGCCTTGCCGCCAGCGACAACTGCACCGCCCATAGCACCGACCGCAGTGACGACCGCTCCAACTGCCGCAGCTGCAGCTTTAGCCGCACCCTTTACAAGCTCGCCCCAGTCGACGAACTTCTCACCCGAGTCCTTCGCCTCGTTCCCGGCTTTCTTTGCGTCCTTTCCTGTCTCCTCGATAGCCTCACCCGAGTCCTGTGCCTCGGCTTCCAGCTCGTTAAGAGATGCCGCAGTTGTTGCGACCTCTGCCGCTAACGACGCATACTCTTCACGAGTGATGTTGCCGAGTTCGAGTGCGTCCTTCGCTTTCTCTGCCGCCTGTTGTTCGAGTTCTAACTTCTGCCTTGTCTGCTCGATCTTTTGATTGAGGAGCTCCTGCTTCTGCTGAAGAAGCTCCACGTTGTTTGGATCGAGCTTGAGAGCTTTTTCGACATCTTTCAAGGCAGAGTTGGTCTTTTTGAGATCGGAGTTCACGTCCTGCAATCCTTTAGCCAGACCTTTTGTGTCTCCGTCGATCTTGATCGTTATGCCTTTAATGTAAGACGATGATGCCATTGATCGCCCCTCCTTTTATAGTTTCTTGAAATCGCTCGCAGTTCCTATCTCTGCGTAGTCGTGCGAGTCGTTGTTCTTTTCTGTGATAAGGTCATGAATGAACCCGATGTCCTCGTTGAATGCTTCAGTGTATGAAAGACCCATCTCGAGAGCTCTGTGAAATAGCAGAGCGACCGTCATCTGCCGCTCGCTCCGCTTGGTCAGTTTTTTTCAGCCGCCTCCGAGTGTGTCTTCTGCGTAGAACCGAAGAGACCGCCCAGCTCCGTGAGGACTTCCTCGTTGAAGTCTGCGAGGTTGAACTGGAACTCCCACTCGAGCTCCTGATCCTCGGTCATCCTGTTCATCATTTCCTTGATGGAGTCGTTCGTCGCCTGCGTGTTCATTACATAGGCGAGCTTGATAAATACATCGAGCATCTGGACTCCTGCTGATATGTCGGGATTGTTCCTGAAATTGACCATAAGGTTGAGGATGTTCTTCCCGGTCAGTTTTTCATATAATCTTGTAGTGCCGAGATTAGCCTCGAACGGAAGCTCTCTCTCGCCGATCTTGATATTCTTTCTCATATTTGTGTGACCTCCTGAAATAGAAAAATGCCCGACCAGAGCCGTGAATAACTCTGTGTCGGGCATTCCCTTAAATGTTTGATTAAACCTTATGACTCGACGTCGAAGTCGGGGATGTAAGGTGTCTGATGCCAGTTAGTATAAACTGTCGAATCAGATGTCTCGTCAGCATAAGACGAGATGATTGATGTTGTCCTCTCTGTGCCGCCTGCGTCCTCATAAGTGAACTGCTGGCTTGTAGGGAGGATCGTGATCGGGATGGACTCCGTTGACGGTGTGTTCGTGTCCTCTGTCGTGTTCCCACTGATCTCGGGATCACCGAACGAGCACTTATAGAACACCTTCTTGATCAGACCTGTGTC